TAGCGCAGTCTGGTAGCGTACGGGTCTTGGATACCTGTGGTCGTAGGTTCGAATCCTACCACACTGACCAATTTAATGTAGGTATTTATGGTATTGTGGCGGATTCCAAACTCGCTAACGGAGGTTCGATTCCTTCTACCTATGCCAATTTAATATTTAAAAGGATAATACTATGTCAGACCCGACTAATGTATTTGGAAATAATCAAGATAATAAGCAGGAAACCCCTGTAGAAGTTAACCCTCAGAGCGGTGATATTTTTAGCGACCAACTAAAGAGCATTACAGCAGAGGATGGAAGACAAAAATACGATACTGTCGAAAAAGCATTAGAAGCTTTAACTCACTCGCAAACACTAATTCCAACGTTACAAACTCAGGTTAGTACACAGGAACAAGAGATTTCTCAACTACGCGAAGAGTTAGCTAAAAGTAAAGGCGCACAGGAACTCGTAGATTCGTTGACCAACCACCAACAAGCGGAGCAAGCAGGCAACCCCTCTGAGACCCAATTTGGTGAAGCGGACGTAGCGAGTTTAATCTCAGCTACATTAGATAAACGTGAACAAGTACAGGTTCAAACCACTAACGTGGACAAGGTTCAGGCTGCACTCATGAACGCCTACGGAGCGAAAGCTCAAGAGGTAGTTCAAGCTAAGGCTAAGGAGTTGAATACAACCCCAGAGGCTCTAGGCACTCTCGCAGCATCAAGTCCTGATATGGTATTGGCACTGTTCAATAACAAATCTACTTCACCTTCTGTTACCAACAGTTCATTCAATCTCGGTTTTAATGAGCCACAAGATGTACCACTAGGAAGACCTGAAAAGACTCTCCTATCTGGCGCTACTTCGGCAGACCAACGAGAATTTATGGCAAAGGTTAAAGCAGAAGTGTACAAAAAACATGGAATAACTGAATAAACCTAAGAGGTAATATATGCAATTAACGACTAATACTCGTGCTTTTGTAGAAGCAGAGCAGTACAGCTCATTCATCTTGCTTAATCTGCATGATGGTCTACTACCAGAATCATTCTACCGTAACGTAACAGATTTCGGTTCAGGTGATACCCTACATATTAAAACAATCGGTACAGTAACGATTCAGGATGCAGCAGAGGATACTCCTCTAGTTTACAATCCAATTGAAACTGGCGAGATTACAATGTCAATCACTGATTATAAAGGTGATGCATGGTACGTTACAGATGACATCCGTGAAGACGGTACAGACATTGACCGCCTAATGGCAGAACGTGCTTCTGAATCTACTCGTGCTTTCCAAGAGAACTTTGAGACTCGTTTCTTTGAAGTTACTAATGCAGCACAAACAGATGCTAACGCTAACCTAGTGAATGGTTTCGCACATCGTATCGCATCAGCAGTTGCTACTTCTGGTCACGAAGGTACATTCTCACTAGACCACCTTATCGCAATGCGCTTAGCGTTCCAAAAAGCTAATGTGCCTGATGACGGTAATGTATTCATCTGTGATGGTACAGTAGAAGCTACGCTTAACGGCTTAGTTACTGTTACACACGATGTTACACCATTCGGTCAGAAGATTCTTGAGCAAGGTATGGCTCGTGGTATGAAGTTCCTCATGAATTTATTCGGATGGAACATCATCACATCTAACCGCTTAGACCAAGGCTCTATGGGTGACGGTACTACTACAATCACTAACGGTGTTGCTAACGTATTCATGAATGTGTTAGACGACCAGACTAAGCCTATTATGCACGCATGGCGTAGAATGCCTAAATCAGAAGGTGAACGTAATAAAGACCGCGCTCGTGATGAGTTTGTGGTACGTTCTCGCTACGGTTTCGGTGTACAACGTGTCGATACTCTAGGTATCTTAATCACTGACTCAACTAAATACTAGGAGTAATATATGGGTTTTGAATCAAACACAGGTCTTGGCGTAGATAATCACTACGGCCCACGCCCTGTTGGAGGCACTCAAGGTGTCATCGGTACAGAAGGTATGAAGAACGAGGTGTCTGTTAATTTCGATTACGGCTCACCAATGAAGGTTACACTTCCTGCTGGCTCAGTTGTTACGCAGATTGTCGAAGAGTTCAACACAGGCGCAGTAAGTGCGGTTACTGTTGGTGCTGTTGACGTAGCGGCAGCTGATGGTACAGAAGCTACTTATGTTGCAACACCTCTTGGTGGCGACTTGACTATTACTGGCCCTACGGCTGGTTCAGTTCAAGTGTACTACATCAAGGCGCTGTAGCACAACCTTAAGGGTCGAGTCGAGATTTCTTGGCTCGACCTTTTTTATTGGGAGAAATAAATGACTATAAATCATGTAGAAATTACAGACCCTAACATCCATGAACCCAAAGGGGTAGCAACAGCAACCACAGGTGAGGCGATGTTTGCAAACGCAAACGCCTCCGAGTTTAGACCTATAGTGATAGCAGATGTCAGTGACTTAGACCTATCAGGTGCAGACGCAGGTGATGTATTCACAGCCGATGGAGACGGCTCAGGTTCGATGGAGCCTCCAGTACCTCCCGCAGGTTCGGTTGTGCAGGGGGTATACAACTACGATGACTTGACGACATCCACAACACCAATCCCGCTAACTTTGGTAGACACAAACTACGTGATAGCAAATGATGCAGCGGGCCCACAGACATTGAAGTTCCCTCTCGTAGGTCTGACAGAGATGTGGAACCCTGTTGCAAATACATTCGACTGGTCTGATGGGGACGTACTCTCTCTTGGAGACACTGTGGACATACGCTGCGACCTGATACTTACTACAGGGACAACTAACGTAGAGGTTACGGTAGAGCTTATCCTTGATGTAGGCGGGCTAGACGTGCAAATCCCGCTAGTCCCTAGTTCAAACTTCTCTTCGGCAGGGTCTTACCCGCTAACTAGATTTACTGGCATATTCATGGGGTCAAGCGCCATCTTGAACGGGGATGCACATGTTGTTGCAAGGTCAAACAAAGTTGGCTCAACTATTGAAGTGAACGGCTGGTATATACGCCCACTTCATACCGTGCTGTAGGGGGTTTTATGGCTAAGTACAGTTTATTAGATATGGTACAAGACATCCTCAATGACATGGACGGAGATGAAGTAAACAGCATTGATGATACAGTGGAGTCTTCTCAAGTAGCTCAGATTGTAAAGAGCACATACTTCGCTATGATGTCTACGCGCAATTGGCCTCATTTGAGAAAGCCAATACAGTTAACACCAACAACAGACCTAGCACAACCTACACAGATGTATGTAGACGATGATATAAAAGAACTATACTTCATCAACTACGACACACGCAAAGTGGGTGACACGAGAGCGTACTGGACTAAGATGAAGTGGCGTGAGCCAGACGATTTCTTACGTATTACTAACTCGTACAACGTGCAAGAGGCTAACGTTGATAGTGTGCAGACCGAAAACCAGCTTGACATACAGGTGTTCAACGACAGGTCTCCCACAATATACACCTCATTTGATGACCGCACCTTGATATTCAATGCCTATGACAGTGCGAGAGAGTCTAACCTACAGTCTACGTACTTTCAGTCAATGGCATATATCATGCCTACGTGGTTGCCGGAGGATGACTTCATACCTGACCTACCTGACGAAGCATTCATGGCTCTTATAGAGGAGGCTAAGAGCAGGTCTTCTATGAAGTTGCGCCAAGTTGTAGACCAGAAATCAGAGCAAGAAGCTCAGCGCCAACACAAGTGGCTGGCACGTAAGTCACGCAGGGTTAACAACGGTATAAGATACCCAAACTACGGACGTAATCGTGGCAGAGGGAAGAACCCCTATATAGACAAGAACAACGTATCACCGGAGGAATAGCATGAGTGAGGAATATAAAGGCTACTTAATCGTCTTAGCAACAGGGAAGGGCGGGATGCGTGAGATTAAGGCAAAGGGTAAGGGTAGTGTAGTAAAAGCTCTCAGGGGCTTATACACTAGCGTTAAGGAGGCACAAGGAGCTATAGACAAGCATGTGACTAATAGAGAGGAGAAAGCAAATGGCAAAGCAAAGAGCACCTCTTGAGTTTAACTCTATAGCTGGTGGTATAATTACAGAAGCGTCAGCCTTAACATTCCCAGACAGTGCATCATTGGATGAGTCTAACTTTGAACTTAACAAGGACGGTACACGTAAGCGCAGGCTAGGGTTCGAGCAAGAGGTTGGAGGGGAATTCTACACGTTACCAAACGTCTACTCCTCAATAAACCCAGACACGGTGAATTCATTCCTGTGGAGTAATGTTGGGGGAAGACCTTCAACAGAGCTCACTGTAGTTCAGGTTGGAGAGGAGATTCACTTCTACGAAGCAAGCTTAAGCTCTCTCTCAGCAGGAAAGACAAACTTAGTTGTAACCATAGCCCACCCATCAGGGGAGGCTGCTGGCTTGTTCTCCTTTGCGTCAATAGACGGGGACTTGGTAGTTGCCACAGGACTGCAAGAGATAACAATAATAGAGCCCATCTTTGGCTCGTCAGGTTTGATTACCAGCTTCAACGTACCAGCACAGGATGACGCACCGAGATTGACTATACGAGACCTGTTTGGGATACAGGTCATGTACAATAGGGCCGTAGAGGATGAGGCATCCACAAGTGACGACTACATAGATATAACCCTCCCGGAGTACATAACAAAAAGGCCAATGGCGGCGGGTCTACCAAACCAAGAGTCACTGATAGGTGGGACTCAGATTCAGTCTAGCGCTACGGCCCACTACACAAGTTTCACATCTACAGGAGGCTCCCACAGCCTGAGTTACCGTGTAGAGAAGGACACTGCCAGCACCTACACCGGGCACACATTCTCCCCTTCAACCCTATACGGGCACAGGGTCTTGGAGATGACAACAGCGACAACCACCCCTACGACTTACGATGGAGTCCCTGTTGGGCCATCAACGACAAGCCACATAATAGTGTTCGCTACAGCGCCCGAGTTCTCAGGATTCTCGTTGCACGGTGGTACGTACACATTCACTAAGCAGGAAGGAAGTGGGAACGTGTTTGAGGGGAACGGGCTTGGTATTGTAGTTCCAAACCCACTAGTGCTTACCATAACAGTAGACGAAGCTACACTGTCCAGCACGCTGTACAACTACAACTTGCGCAACCAGACCTTCGGTGCTAAGAGACTTACAAAAACGGGTACGTCCGCCGC